AGACACTATTTGTTTTGGGACGGTGGAATACATTGTAGCACACTTGATGTCAAAAGACGCGGCGCCAAAAGACAGATCATAGATTAAAATTGCTTACCGAAATCGCTGTGCTTACCGCTTCGCGGATTTGAAATTTCTGCGTTACCGCTTCGCGGAATTTTTGCTGTCCGCCTCTAGGCTTGTTTGCTGATGCTGATTCCGTAGTATTTGCTCATGGTGTCCCAAGCAACACCTGTGATTAATTCACCAGAATTAAATTGTAAATTAGTTAAACAATTGAATAGATACTGTCTATTATCAGGATAATATAGATTATTAATTTTTGAAATTGAATCCACACTGTAATCTTTTAAACAACCAGGCACTAATGATATAATTGGACAGCCTTCTCTCAATGCTTCAGTCATTGCCATAGTGTGCAAACTGACCACACAGTGTATATTTTCTAATGAATCACAGAATCCTCTTGAACCTCTTGCTTTCTTAGGCAGTTTTTTCCTCACTTTGATTGGTCTATTTGTGTATTTTTTGATTTCTTCTGTTGTTGATTCTATCCATTGATCCACAGTTTGTTTTATACCATACACATCTAAACCATTTTGGCTAGGCGCCACAATGTACACTTGATCTCCCATTTGCCAAGGTTTAATTTTCATATTGAATTTTACAAAACGTTCGTTAGTCCATTCACCTTTGATGTCTGTGATTTGATTTTCGTTGAATGTCACTCTCCAATAAACAGGTTTCCACCAATTGCAGTAACCTTTTTCAACGTTGAGATAATCTATATTTTGCTCTTGAAATGTTTCATGGTATTTTTTAAATCCATCGTGTCCACCAACTCCACCTAATACTACCAAGTCCTTTTGGACAATTGATTCCACATCGGTGAAAATATTCAATCCTGTTCTAGCACTTATAGTATTTGCCAACTGATGACAAGTACGCCTGCTGGTTCCTAAATCTAAACCTTTTGGAATTACTATTCTTTTGTATTGTTTATTCATCGCCATCAAGGTTCTTTAAGAAGTCCCTTAATTTTGTTTGATCAGTATTACCTGAATCAATTCTACTTACTGTATCACCTTTGGTAGGATCAGGTAATTTAAGTTCAGTTGTGTTTTTTTCTGCACTATCATTAACTGTAGATGTCTTTTTTAATGAATTATAAATTGTGCTTGACCCTTTATAATCTTGACTGTCTGAGTCTTCTGCTAGATCTCTTATTCTTAAACTGTCCACATCAAATTCTAAATCAATCTTTTGACCAACACCACTGGATGATCTTGTTTTCATTAACTGTATTTGATATCTGCCTCTTTCTCTCATTGCTCTTGATGTGAATATACCAAACACGTTGTCAGCAGTTTGTATTTTACTTAAACCTCCAGATATATGCGAATGATCAAACTCAATTTCTTCTACTGCTCCTCTATTCAACTGCGATGCTGTAACAAAGATTACATTCAATTCCATTGATAAATTTCTTAATTCTTCTGAAACAAATTTGTCCTTCACAAATAAATCACTTGGAGAAACTTTTCTACTGATTGGCATCATAAGATCCAAATAGTCTACCAGTATTACATCTAATTTTTTACCTGTTTTAATTTCATATTCTTTGATGTAACTTCTTAAGTCGTTTGCATTTTTACCACTTGCCATGTATTTGATTTGAAATCTACCTGCTTTTTTGCCTAACAGTTTAACTTTCATTTCAACACCATCTAAATCTTTAAAAATTTCTCTTGCTGGAATATCAGTTAACATTGAATCCAATCTCATACTCACTAGTGCTTCACTCAATTCAAAAGTAATATACGCCACATTCAATCCATTCAATACCCAATTGCAACCTAAGTTTGCCAAGAACAACGATTTACCTGCTCCAGAACCACCTGCAAATATATTCAATTCACCTTTGTTAAATCCACCAAATAATTTCTTATCTAGTGTTGCCCAGCCTGTGCTGACCTGTCCATTAGAATTTTTTAGTCCCATAAGTCTTGCTTTTGGATCATCGAAATAATCTGTACCTATATCTTTGTGTAATCCAATCTGTACTGCCTTCTTGACCAATTCTTCAACTGGACCATATTCACCTTTTTCCAACATATCTGCTGATTTTAAAATTGCTCTTTCTAAACTTTTGTGTCTAACAAATGTTTCAAAATCATCAAGCAACCAAGTAAAATGTTCTTCAGTTAGATTTTCTGTTGGCTTCAAATCAACATTACAACTCTTGTTCACAATGTCATATGTTGGCAATGAATTGTATTGTGACACATACTTGTTCACAAAGTCTGCTGTGTCTTGTAACTTTCTATCAAATAAAGAATAATCAAATATAGATTGGCAACGCACAAATGTTTCTGCGTCACTCAGCATCATTTCGAGATACAGTTTTTGTATCTCATATCCATAGTCTTTGTTCTGTTTAACCATTGTCCTTATTATACCACATTTTGTCTGAATTGTCAATGTGCTTGTTGTATTTGGCACACACAGCACCTATGCATGAACCAGGATCGCCAGGATTTTTTGGAACCCATATGTCATCCCAAACCGATGCCAGTTTGATTCTAGCAGTCTTGTTCAATGCACAACCTCCTACCAAAACAATGTTATTAGTAGGAATATTCATTTGAATCCACGAACTGGCACACATCAACACTTGTTCAAAAATGTGTTGTGTGGTTGCCGCCAAATCTGCTGTATCCTGTTCCGAATTTAATTCTGGTCTCCACCAATTACATCCTCGGTGTAGATTAACTCTTGTCTTGAAAGGCATTCTGGTTTTGATAATTTCTTCCATCATGATTCTATGATATTTTCGCCAGTTGCCTTTTTGTGCCAATTGTTCCAGTTTGTACTCTTCTGCATTGGCTTTGAATCCACATCGTTGAGTCATGGCTGAATAAAATAAACCAATACTGTGTGGGTATCTTTGTGTGTATTTCTTTTCTAATTGATCTCCTTGTCCGTGCCAAATTGTGTATGTTTCAAACTCACCAATTGAATCTAGCACAACAACTGCCGCGTTGTTGTATGGAGATGTGTAATAACCATATGCCGCATGGCTCATATGATGATCTATATATTCAACAGGAACATGGATACCTTGACGCTGTAAAAATTTCTTCACGTCATTTTCTTTAAATTTTAATCCTTGTCCTGCCAACAGTTGACGCATACTCTTCTTAAAAGGTTTTTCATACCAAATTATTTTTGCCGGGTGAGCCCATCTAGGATTTGATCTCACGTGTGCTAACATTTCTGGACACAGGTTAGGATCACCAGGTATGCCACTGAAGTCTGAACTCTTACCAGCCCAATGAACATACAATCCATATCTGTCTGTTAAACCTTTTACATGATATTCCATCACAGCCAGACTGGCATCGTGATTATTTCCTGTTATTCCCCAAACTATCATCTATTTCCTATTTGTAAATGAATGGATCTCTTTTTTGTAATTCTCTTATCTTCTTTTTGTACTTGATGTATGACACAAGTTTCGTGATAGGAGAAAACAAAAATGATATCGCTTTTTTTAAGTAAACCATTTTTTCATCCTCAGTTTTATTTTAAGTTGTGAATCTTCTGCGTTTTTTATAATTGTGTACAAAGTATGCAATCTACCATATTTACGCACAGCATCATTAACGTCTTTTATTTCGTGACTCCAGTCAGGCATACTCACACTCCAACCTGTTTCAAGACTGTCCCAAACTAACTTTTGACCTGCTTCATCTCTGTCTGGAACAACTATGACGTGTTTGCCCAGACTGTTTATCAGTGTTGATTGTTGCTCTTTTACTTCACTGCCTAGCAGTGCTACACCATCAATAGCAATAGCATCAATTGGACCTTCCACAGCCACAATGTATTTTCTATCATCATCCTGAGCATCTGTGTTGAACACATAACCAGGTTGTTGTTCGGATAGATATTTTACTTTGCTTTCTACAACTTTTCTTGCTGTGTATCCTACAATCTTAGATTGATATGTGAAAGGTATAATTAATCTGTCTTTGAAACCAGGTTCAGGACTCCAGTAAAAATCATAATCATCTAGTGTTAGTTTTCTCTCTGCAATGTATTCTATCACTGAAAATAAATCTTTATCTACTCCACTTGGTTCTAGTGCTTTGTAATCTGCCCAATCATATATGGGCTTGGCTTTTGCTGGTAATTCTTTTATTTCAAATTTCGGAAGTTGTGTTATTGCTTTAAATCCAGATGTATCTGTTTTTTGTTGTAAAACCTGCAGTGCTAATTTTGTTATGATGTCGTCGGGCATATTAAGCCAACGCATAAACTTTTTCATTTTGTAAGACAAATTTCTACCAATACGCCAACTGGTTTTGAATCCACAGTTGAAACAATGAAAACTTACACCGTCACTGGCATTAGCAATCAGTCCGCCCCTTTGTCTAGTGTCTGGTGTAGTACCGTTATGCTCACAACAAGGAGCATTGAAAGCCACCCATCCACTTGGTGTTTGTTTTCGTTTTGCTGGAAGATAAGTTTGTAAAGTATCAAGCACAATATTCATGCTCTTATTATAAGTTAATTTTTTGGAAAAGTCAATTAGTTTCGAACTAATATTTTGGTAATGCTACCAGAACTTAATGTGTGTTTGAATCTTAAGTGATTGAACACTCCATTGAAATTAATATATTTGATTGTGTCTAAACTTGCGGCTGTGAACGTGTTTATGTCAGACCAAAATGTATTGGAGTTTGGTTGGTTATCTAAAGTACCTTGAACAACAATAGTGCCAACTGCTTGATTCAAATAATATGTTACAGTATGTAGTGCTGAGTTTCCATTTATAGCAGGTTGAGCCGTAACTGTTTCTGAAATAAAAATGCCTGATGCAGGATTAGTTTCAGTAAATGTAGTCACTGAATACGAGTCAAGTGGTCCAGGAAATTCTTCCGAACTCACAAAAATTGTGCCTTTGTTTTCAAAATTAGTTCCACTGTGTAGAATAGTTTTTGCGTTAGTGGAATCATTTTGAAGATACACAGTGTAGTGTAAATATTGAGATTTGATGTTTAGCAAGTCGCTTTCTGCTATGGTTATAGTAAAATGTCCAACCTTGCTTGGAGTTCCTGTTTCAATTATAGTGCCATCTCTTTCAACAATCAAGCGATTATTTTCGTCATACAGTTGAAACTTAGGTGTGTATGTGTTCAGAATAGATACTGGTTTCTGATCAGCATTCAGCACATTGAATTGAATAGTATTGTCTATACCTCTAGCGACGTTGATATTTCTTTGATACACTGCTCTATACTCCGTTATTTGTCCAGCCAGATTTGCCGTCAGGCTCACACTGTTATTTAATAAATATTTTGGCACAAGTTGCATAATCTTTAATAATTTAAATGTATTTATTTGAAATAAAATGCTGTTAGACGACATAGAAAAGAACTTTCCGTTTATATCAGTCGTCGAATATGGCGGACAAGAGTATGTAGGGGTAATCAATAATCAAGATAACTCCATTACGTCCATGTACATATATGAAGAAATTCACACCAATTCGAGAGAAACTTTCATGGAATTATGTAAAACATGGTGGTGGGAATCCAATAGAATGGTACCAATTGGCATCTTTTTACGTAAAGAATTACAAAAATTCCGTAGTGTTTTAATGATGATGAATACAAAAGATGTGAAAGTGAAGATTGGTCCAGTCACCAGTCTCGGCAATCTTGCTATGAAGCGTAGCAAAAGGAAGTCGGTTCAACTGGTTAGAAAACCTAAATAATTACCAACGTTTATCTTCTTTATAAGGGAATATAGTAGTGTGTGGTTCTTTGTATTCTTTAGCCCAAGCAATTTTATTCCACACTCTCTCATGACCATAATACAAAAACATTTTTGTTAAAACTTCGACTCCAGCAATAGCACTGGCCCATGTCCATTCTCCTGTTATCAACCAAGCAATTATAAATGTATCGGTAGTAGCAACTATTCTCCAGGTTAATGTTTTAACTAAACTTCTTCTTATTTTACTTGTCATTGTTTTGTAATTGTTCGCAGATTAAATTCATGTGTATCACAACTGCCACAGCATATGACGTTGCGTGTGATTTTTTAAAATAATATCCATCAGTGGGCTTGACCCATACTTCCTTCATAATAGAATCCCAATCTTTGTTTAGTAGATATCTTTTGCTTGGTCTGATGATTGCTAATACAGCCGCCAGTTGTTCTATATTTTTCGGTTTTAATCTTTTCAATATTTCATTATGACCGTTCAAATGAAATACCTGATCGCTGAATTCTTTTGCTTCTAACAATTCCCATACAGGTTCCTTATTCATCAATTGATTCAAATGATCCTCATCCTTTACATCTTTGTATATGCTTACGTTGAGACAATCTATTTTAAAATAGTTTCTTTCTTCAGCAGTTTCGTAATCTATTGTTGCCATATTTGTTGCTGGGTCGTGTGGAATTTCTGTGAAGTAAACACCTGTGTTATGTTTTTTTTCTGTGTCTAATTTTGCTATTCTGTGTTTAAGTTTTTCTAACAACACATTTCTATCAGCAAAGTCTATATCAATATCGAACATTATAAATTTGCCTCCTTGATTACTTCTTTAACCATTTCAATATCTGCGGGTAGTCTTTTAAATCTTAATGTCCAATGACTGGGATCCATTATAGCATATACCATTTGTAATTGTTCATCGTTAAATCTTTTCATCATTTCTTTTCCAGTTTTACAATTCAATATAAGCCAAGGAGAAATTTTACCATCTTTTATATCTACAACTGCTCTATTCAAACTAGCATATCTAAAATAATCACTCCATGGTGCTTGTTTTTCATCACCCCAATCCATCATTGTTTTGATTGATCTTTCCATGGCTGTTTCAACTCGTTCTCTTAAAATCAAATCAATAGCATATTTTTGATACAGTTCTTCTCTACACCAGTGATCAAGTTTAACTCCAGATGTTACAACGTAATCTATGTACTTGTTTGGATACAATGGTTTAACATTACTGATAAAACTTCCAAATTTTACAAATGCTGTATAGTATGGAGATTTACAAAACTCTTCATAAGTTTTAGGTGTTGTAACTTTTTGACACAGTTCATAGAATCTTACAAAAGTTTGAAATCCTAATTGTACTCTACGTTCATCTTTCTGTAGATATCTTCTTTTTTGCTCACACATATGTACTGATAATGTCTTTTCTTTGGCGAATTTAGCATTACAATATTTGCAAGGGTATAACTTTTCTATCATAATAATTTTTTGATTTGCTCTTTACTCATTCCTAAATCTTCTGCTAATTCTTTAAGTTCTTTAGTGGTGTTAATATTTGCTAATAATCTTAATTCGTCAATTTTTTTATTAGGATAAAGTTTTTCTAAAAACTTAAATGCTTTGTTATTGTTAGATTCTTTAAACTTATAACCAATCCATTCATGATATCTGATGTTCTTTTTGTCACTAGCAGTCATACACAACAGAAACCACAATAGTTTTTTATGTTTGCTCAATGTAAAAAAGTTTTTATTGTAATATTGGTTGGTTTTTAAAATTTGTAATTCTTTTTGTTCTTTGGTTCCTTTGATAGCACTAGCATATCTATTCAACAAATAAAAAGAAACTTGTTTTCTATCGTCATCTGAAAGTTCGTCCCAAACGCTTTTGGCATTCATATCAATAGCCGCCAATATATCTTTCAAAGGTAGTTTGTTAGTTTTGGTTACCATCTATCTTCTTTTATTAAATTATAAAGTAATTTTAACTTCTTTAACTGAATTTGTAAAGTTTTATTTCCTTCGTTTGCGTAATCTACCACTTCGCTAATTTCTAATTCGGACAAATACCAATCAGGATCTTTAGTTTCTTCAACTAATATTTTTGGTCCTTTACCATTTAATGGTTGACCATACACAGTTTTACCTCCATCAGGAGAAGTAAAAATCATTTCTTCTTGTTTAATACGTTTTCTTTTTTTGACTGCTTTAGGCATTATAACAACATTGTGTACTCAATACTTTCACATTGACGAGAAATATCTTTTACAAAGAATGCACAGTTTGGATTTTCGTTATCAGTTAGAGGTGTTGTTAATAACTGATTATTTTTAATTTTTGGAAAATACCATTTAACATCATTGTAAAAGTTTATCACATTCACTTCAAAAAAGTCTGCTTTGAATCCTTTCAAAGGATTGAATATAAAAGCACTGAAACCTCGGTCTGCTATACTGGTTAAAGGTACAACTTCTACAGTGTTGCTGTCTTCTTTGTCTCCAACTGCTATGCTCCAATCTAAAGGCATAGTAAGTTCTTTTCCACCAATTTCCAACACAATGGCTGGAGCACTGAATGATTCAATATAAATCAGTGGTAAGAAAAAGAAGTCTGGTTCTTTAGGATTACTGTTGTCCAAAACTGAAAATGCCATGTCATCTGACACAGTTTGTGGCATCTTGTTAAGGTCGTATGGTATATTGTCTACTGTTAATATTTTCATTATTAATTTCCTTCCTGATAAGAATATTTTGTGTTAGACGTATTGTAGTAAAAATAGTGTGTGCCTGTTTTGGGTAGTTGTAATACAGTATCGATTGGAAGATAAATTCCTGATGTAAAAGACGTTCCTACATCAGTTTCATATCCGTGTATGTGCCAAGGATTATCTACACTGATGATGGGTGTGTTGGTAGCATATGCTATAAATTTTGTACAAGCATCATGAAATTCATCATGTATTTTTTTAACCTGAGGTCCTTGATCTTTTTGAGTATTGCTTGAGTGTATTATTAGATCGACGTTTTTTTCTTTCAACTTTTTGGCTAGATTGTCTCCGCCTGAATAATAATTACCCACCAGATCATTACATATTAACGCACCAACTTTGATTGTTTCGTGTTCTGTGACAAGTTCTACAACGGGAAATTCCGTCCGCTTTTCACAATCTTGATCAAATGATACCAGTTTTGTTTTGAATGTTGATCCAATGTGCTCTCCTTTTTTATTATAGAAACGCAATTGATTTGTTTTTTTTCCAAAAAATGGACCATTGATTGTTTCTTTATCGTCCAACCATAGCGTTCCAATAATTAAACCAAGGTTCTTTGAAGATGCAAAACTTACTAGTTTTTCCATTGCCTGTTCTGTTTCTTTACAAGTATTGATATTAAAACTAGGAGCATCGTAACCACTCAATGATGCTTCTGGTGTAAACAGATAATCAACTTTATTTTCTACTGCCCATTCGCAGGCTTTTAAAATTTCGTTGTAGTTGTCTTGAACGTTTCTACTTACTGGTATTTGTGCACCTGCTATTTTCATTTTGTCCAATCCACTTTCTCTATTGTAAAAGGATAATTTGCTTCTTTGTAAAATTTTTTTCTGTGTGTTAAATGTCTTTTAGCAAATTTACAACTTGAAGTTAAATCCCATATCTGTACAAAGTCTTTGTCTTTGGCTTTACGTATTCCTCTGCCGATTGATTGAATTACTCTTACAAATGATTTGCCTGGCTCAATCAATACAAGATTGAATATTCTAGGAATATTAATTCCCACACTGGCTACACCGTACGTGGCAATAATTACTTTATTAGTACTGCTAGATATTTCGTCATACTGTTCTTTACGATCTGCTAATTTGGTTTCTCCTTGAATAAACACACTGTCATCTATGATTTCTAATAATTTTTTACCTGCTGTAAGTCTATCAATTAATACCAATGTGTTACCGCTTGATTTTATTTTGTTTACAAGTTTACCTAAATACTCAATTCTTTTTTCGTCTGTAACTAAAAACTTTAATTCTTCTTGATAATTTTTATACACGTTGGTATCTACCAATTGTACAACATTTACATGACATTTAGATAGCACTCCTTTGTCTTGTAATTCTTTTGCTGATATTTGATTAACAACTGGACCAATGCTGGCTAAGATGCTTTGAAATTCAAATTGTTCTTTGGGCACAGTTCCAGTTAGACCCCAACGAACAGGGGAATTTTTTAAATGATGTGTGAGTAATTTTTTTAAAACTTCTGCTTTTGCTTGGTGCACTTCATCTATTATAACAGTTTTTACTCCGTCTAAAAACTCTGCTAAACTAAAAACAGATTCTCCTGCTTTAGATTTTTTATCTAATACATTAAGACTTTGCCATGTACAAATAGTGTGTGTTCGATTTAATTCTTTTCTATCTCCAAAATAAACTCCAACATCTAATCCTACGTTGATGTAATCTTCTTCTGTTTGTGTAACTAATCCTTTGTTAGGCACAATAACCAATGTTCTTCCAAACTTTTCACATATGCTACTCAATGCCGCAGTGATAATTGTTTTACCAGCACCTGTGGCAACTTCTTGTAAACTTTGTGGCTCCTTGATAAAATTATTAATCACGTCCACTTGGTAGTCACGTAATTCGATTTTTTGTCCTTCGCATTGATGTCCTTTGGGCCACGTTTTATTTCCGAAAAAGTTTTTGTCTACTTTACTAAAAGTTAGATCAAATTTTTCTCTTTTGTCTACGACTTCTTCGATTTCTACACCTGCTTCATTGAGATATTGAATGATCTTGTCCAGATGATTGACATAACCATTACCACCTAGACCAAAGAAACCAACTGTACCGTCCCAACGTCCTAGTTTATATTGAGGAAGATATCTAGCATAAGGCACTTGAAATTTAAATTTGTTTGCTATTTTTCTTCGCACTTCAACAGGCAGTCCTTCAATTTTTACATTGACTTCGTCGCTTATAATAATTTTACATCTCATAGTGTTTCGCTTCCAAAGTGTAGTTGATTCCAAAAACTGTCTTGTCCGTTGACTTGTAATTGTAAATCGATATTACTCACATATTTGTCAACCTTAGAATAATTTCTAGTGTTGTCACATATCAATACTGCTTCAGGTTCCCAAGTAGAAGTCAATAAAGGCTTTGGTATCTTCTTATTTGTAATATACACTATTTTTGTTGTTTTAGCAAGTGAATTATTTAATTGTTTGTCCTTAATGTAATCATTAAATTCTTTACCAAAAACAGAATTGCTTTTGCACCTTGACAGTACAGATATTTCATCGCTAGGTATAATGTTTGTAAAAAGTTTGTGTGTCTTATGAAGATGATTTAGAGTGTCTTCATCGGTATTACTGGGTAAAACAACCAATAAAGGAAATCTTCTCAGTTCTATTATGGTATCGATTACTTGTTGAAGATGCCACTTGTCTATGTCTAAATTGATTCTAGGCCACTGTCGTTCTAATATCTTTTTTGATAATGATGATAAATTACTTTTGGAACTGTCTAGTTCTTTGTTATCAAAATAATGAAGTCCCATTTTTTCTTTTCTATCATAGTACAAACATAAATTTTCTTTAACAGGTTCTCCAAAAAATTCGACATAGTGTTGAGTTATTATATCGGCACTGTGTTTAATCTCATAATCATATATACCCGGCACAAACTTTTCTGGATTTTTTGATATTTTTTCACATTCATTGTAAACATCGATTAGAATCGGATCTATGTCTTTGATTTTGTTCTTAAATTTTGATAGAAGTTTGTGCGTTACTTTTTCTGTGTAAGGTAAAATATATTTGTCTTTTAATCTTTGAGCATAGTATCTGCTAATAGTAGGACCTAGTAAACGTCTAACTTCGTTGATTGTTTTTGTATAAGTCATATTGAACGGAAATCTTATTACAATAACTTTGGTAGGAATAAATCCGGACCAATATGGTTCTACATAAGCAGATCCATCTTCCAATCTGATATATTCGCTTCTATCCAAATGTCTTAACGGTTGCCTTAATGTGTTAACACTGTTCTCCAGGTCAATGCCTCGCATTTTGAATTGTGATTTATATCTGGTGATTAGTATTTTTTTGACTGCTTCTAGTTGCCTATCAGTTAATGCGGAACCTTTATAAACTTTTTTAGCAATATCGAAAATAATTTTTTTGTCACGATCCAGTACAATGAACGCAGGATTGATTGCTTTGGCAGATAGTCCTGCCATTAATTCTAGACACTCTTCTATTGTGATTGAACGCATTTCACAAGTATAACGGATTTTGGTTAAAAAGTCAATCTAGAAAAAGGTATACCTTGTGCTATTTCTTCTGTAGTCCACTCAGTATGAACATAATCATTCAGCCATTGCTGTCTATCAGGGGTCTTTGGGCTGTTAATGGTGCTGAAATCGTGATTGGCAACGTCATATGCTAGGCTTTGTTCTCCTACAAATGCAGGGATTCCATTCAGTACAGCGTGTATGCCTGGATTACTGCTCCAACTTACAACGGCCCAAGCATTAGAAAAATTTAAATCAAAATCATCATATGTGTTATCAATCTGTTTTGGAATTTCATAAACAACATTATCCAATCTCAGTTGAGCTGGTAATATGCATCTAGGATGCGATCGTACAATTATTTTTCGATCAGTGTGCTGTCGTAAACGTTGAACAGTTTCTAATACATATTGTTCTAATGGTGGCATATTTTTCCACTGTTCACTTTTGTCGTGTTGTAAGCACAACAATATATGTTCTCCTTGAGTGCGCCAAGGTCTTATGTCTAATCCTAATTGTGCAACTCTTGTGTCATCATTATTTTTAGGACCAAAGTCTGCCAGTCTATTAATGCCGTTGATACCAACTTTCCAAGTTGAATTTCTTTTGATACCGCCCACTTCTATAACTAAAACTTTTTTATTTTGTGATCTAAATTTGTCCCAAACAATTTTATTTTTTATCATCCTGCCATGCCACAATAATGACCATATCACAGGAATATCTGTGTCTATATTGTTTTCGTCTACAGTGTGTCCCAACTTCAACAGTCCTAATTTCACAGCGTCCCACACAGGAGGACTGTTTAAAGAACCGTAATCTGTAAACAAACTAAACTTCATTCCAATATGTCTCTGATCTATTTGAGATCAAATCTTTCTTTTGACTTTTGCCTTGATTTTTTCTAGCACCTTTCATATGATCAAACCATTTTCCTAAAACTGAATTAATCAGCGGATGTCCACCTCCACCTGTTTTTGCTGTTTGATTAAAAATACTTTCAGCATAATCCAAATAATTTTTATCGATAGGTGTGAGTTTATTCAGTACATCTCCAAAGACATAACTGTCGTGCCATTCAATCAATTTGAATATACCGTTGTCTGCGTCTTCGTACATACGTTCAAATTCTTTTAAAAACTTTTTGCAGGTTTCATTTTTAATATTCAATCCGTAAAATCCACATTCAGGCCAAGTCTGTGATCCTTTACCTCTGCCTACAAATGTTATCCATTTATCATTGGGTAATAAATTTTGAAATTGATCATATGAAATAGCAGAGTGTACATAGGTATCTCCATCCATCCATACAGTCCATCCATCTTCTGTTCGATTTACAGCATCAAACACAGCATATACTTTGTTGGCAAATCTTACAGCGTCCCATTTAAATTCTTTGTGATGATCTCTTGGACGTTTTTCCGGAAAAGGACATTTACCATTTGCTTTAGGTACATTCCCCCAACGTGCTTTAAATTGATTAAGTTTGATTAATTCTTTTGCATCAATAATTTCAATTTGAGATGAATCCGGATTTACTGGTGAACAATTTTCTGCATACACCAGTAATTTAATTTGTTTATCCACATTACGAGCAAAACTATCTAAGAATCTTTGCCCATATAAATCTAATCCAGGTTTATGAAATGTTGTTAATACTTTAATCATTTTACATATTTTTTTAGGTGTTGCCAAGCCAAGCCCGATTTTACTTCATCCAATGTCCAGTGTATTTGTGCTATTCGTCTAATCCAAAGTTCTCTATCAAATTCTTTTGGATTTTCAAGGTCTTCCCACTTTTCTAAATTGACTCCTTTAATCTGAGCTCTATCTGGATCTGTTACCAGTGTTGGTATTCCTTCTATTACTGATGCCACAGTAGGACTAGAGTTATGACCTACAACTGCTTGAGCGTGAACAAATTCATCACGCAAGTCCTTGGCCCCACTTATAACAATATTGGTATATTGTGGTTGTCCAGAGTTAATCCATTGACGCACAAGCGATTTCCATTGAACAGACATTTTATCACCGGGATGAAATCTTATTCTAATTTCTTTTTTAGTAAATTTTCTTATTTCTTGTATTGTGTGTTGTAGCCATACGTTTACTTTTAAACCACCCATACTCCAACCACCGTCTCTTTGACAGCAAACTAAAATGTATTTGCCACCACCCAATCTCCATGGTTTTAAATCTATACCTAAATCTTTTTTGATTAATTCCCAACGCAATGGGTCTGGGTTATCATAACAATATTCTGCTGTATTAGGAAATATTCCATCATAACCATAACGTAGATAATTTTTAGATTGTGTTGGATCAGCATACAAAAACAAACTACTGTCAACAATCATTGTGCGTTTGTTTCTTTTTTGTTGCTCTTCGTACACACTTTTACGCAACATGAGATGTCTATGCTTTTGTGGTTGTTGGTGTACAAATCCTTGTAACACTGCTATATCGCTAGGAACTATTGTCCAACCATTACTGATTATCCCTCTATCTCCACATCTATTAACACCTTCAATAAAATTTTTAATAATCAAAGGCTTTTGTAATTTTTTATTTCCAGGAGGAATAACTTTCATATATCCAACAACACTTATCATAATAGTCCGTGTGCCTCCATAATTCTTACTGCTTCACCTGTGCCTAATTCTTTAATGTGGTATTGACAATAAGCCAACCAGTGTTGCCATTTTTCAACCTGATGTTTAGATGGATAAAATGGTGATTCAATTTTACTTAAATCTTGTGAAGTTACAGAATCAGCCGCTGTCTTCTGCATGGTAAAAGCAGGTACTCCTACACAAACACTTTCTATCGCCGCAATTGATTGATAGGTCACTGTGGCATAAATTTTTTCTTTAATAAGATACCAAGGAACACTGCCAGCACCAACTCTTTCATGGCGTTTGCCTTTATCTCTAATAATAATTTCTCTATCTGTATATTTTTTTAATTCTGCAACAGTATTCTCCACCCATTGATTTCTGTCAATATTATAAAATTTACAAGGCTTTTCGCTCGGAGTAACCAGTAATATTTTTCCTTTGTGATTCTTTCTCCAGTCAACAAATTCTAATTCTGGACTAGTTCTTTTAATTTTTTGCCAACGATCATCAGGCACATTAAAAACTATGCTATGTTGTACGTCATTCTTTACTACTCTGTGATACAATTTCTTTTTGATTAAATTTCCCACATAACCTGTGTCTATATAATAAAATGTTCGACCAGATTTTTTACAATCGTTTATAATTTTTCTTTTGGCTAAACTTCTAAAACTTACTGTGTTTTCTATCGGTAGTTTTTTGATTGCTTCGTAAGGAAGATGATGACAGCCTAGGCCTCTAACCCAGTGTTGTAGTATTTCATCTTGTTTGTCAAAAGCATAGTGCATATCATTTGTTCATCATTTCTGCTAGATATTTTTTCCAAACATCTCCATATTCGCAGTGTCTATAGTTTTTAAACCACGGGCCGCCTTCAGTATAGTGCAAGGCTTTGGGCTCACCATCTTGTGGAGATTTGTACCATCCCACAAGCCAATTCCATTCATGACTGAGCGAACCAATTTCTTCGTCTTTGAGCCAACTAAATCTGTGAAAGTATGCTCCGTCATAATTAGGATTGTTTACTAAATCAACTGTGACTTTTTCATTTGAAGGGTGTCCACAGTTCCACAACACCATCGAACTCCAATTTTTTCTTGGATATAACGTTTGTTTTTGACCATCCATTTTAATTCCAGGCTTTGGTGTGTAATCGTGTTGAACACACATCACAGCATATTTGTTGTCTACACAATCAAACAATTCTTTAATATCTTTCATAAAAACAATGTCTGAATCGCAGAACAATGCCCAACCTTTATAATTTTCTAATGCTGGTATTAAAAATCTTGTGAATGTAAATTCTGTAGAAGCCAATTTATCTAACTCTCTCCAATACCATTTGTCTTTGCGTAGTTGTTCTTGATTGAGAGGCATCACTTCCGCTTCTTTAGAATGAGTATATATCGAATGTTCGCACACTTGATAGGCAATGTCTTCTCTTGTGTCGTACCCTACATATATTTTCATGATTTAGTTCCAATAGTTCTACGCTCTATATCGTCATGATTGAATTCTGCCCAGTATAATTCAAAAGCAACACCGTCTTCGACTCCTTCGAACTGATGAAACTTGCCCGGTTTAACTGTGGTGTAATCTCCAGCATTTAAAATTGTTTCGTCAACTAGTCCTTGTTGATCAGCATCTTGCCAAACACGTACAATCATCTTGCCCGACTCAACAAAGAATCCATTCCACTTATATTTGTGTTTGTGTTCTGAACACTTGTACCCTGCTTTAAATTCTATGCGATGAAATTCCAATACACCATTAGCATGGATTAATTCTGTTTTACCCCAAATCTTTCCTGACTTCATTTTATATTGTGTTCAAATCCTTGAGAGTCTAAGAATTTTTTCACACTCCATTTTGGTTCCCAACCTAATTCTTTCATTTTTGTTGGGTCTGCAAGTGTGTGCGGACGTTCGCCAGGCATACCTTCTTTGATAGGTAAGTTGGGTGCTATGTCTACAATACGCACACTTTCTCCTGTTCCAATATCAATAGGACCTTTAAAATCTGATTTCATTAAACACATTACTGCTTCGCAAACATCTTCTACGTGTACAAAATCTCTTGTATGTTCTGTTACATATTCCAATGTACCTTGTTGCAATTTGTCAAAAAACATTCCTGATCTGGCTTTGTCTGAATACACTGTGTGAAATCTCATTGCCACGCAGTTGGGGTGCGGTATGTATTCTATTACGTGTTTAGATGCCGCATAAGGATTTCTCCATGGATCATATTGTGAACTTGAACTGGCAAATAGTACTCTTGTGTTTTGATAGTGTGCTAAAATTCTTTTTGTACCTTCTACATTGTTGTCCCAATATTTTTTTGGATCTTTCATAGATTCTCTCACACCGCCTATACCTGCTAGATGTATGACTAAATCCACTTTAGGCAAGTCGCTTGAGTTAATATCTGTATCAGATTTTTTGTCTATGCCAACTATTTCGTGATTGTCTTGTTGTAATCTTTTTACTAATTGTGTGCCGATAAAGCCATTGTGTCCTGTAACTAAAATTTTCATTGGAATCCTTTTGAAATATTTATTGGAGGTATTTACAATGATGTGGTAGATTTGATGCCTTGTGTTTTGGTAAAATATGGCTTGTACACAAACAACCATCCACACAATTGACTGCACATAATTGCATCGTTGGGCCACCAACCAATGCTGTCTTGTTTTTCAATTATATCTTTAGCCGCCCAAGGTGTTATTACATATGCAGAGTGTCCTGGTAATCCTTGTGGTATGTTTTTAGATGCTACCCACGGAACATTGTTAAAGCCTTCTTGTAAACCATTATGATAGTCCTCTGCTTTAAATGTGGATCCTCTGGGATCGTTAATGCTGTATGCTCCCACATTGTCAAATAGTTTTGGTTCTGTAAATTTACGTGTAAAGAGTGCATCATGTTCCAATATCATAATAGGTTCATTCATTGACACACACATTTGCCATAGTCTAAAATGACTTTGTGCCGCGGCTATTCTTTTATTATTATCGTAAGTTTTATATGGTTTTAGTAACAAATTTGTTTTAGGACAAGTTATTTTTTTGCCTGTAGGCCAAGTCCAAGCAACTGGAAAAATTGTTTCTGGAGTAGTAGCCTCGAACAGCGTGGCTTCCAAATCGCTTTCTGTTTCTTGTATACTTTGTAAACAACGTTCAGCATATGACAAACTCCAAACGTCTTTCATCAATGTTATTATGAATGCTTTCATTTTTTTCCAAAAATATAAACTCTTGATTTATATCTATCTACAGTTTTTTTTGATTTGTATCGCACTTCGGTTGCGTGTACTGTTAAAGTATCTACATAAATTAGTCCTAATTCTATAGACAATTTTATTATTTCTTCATGATAAATTTCTAATGGATCTGTAATTTTCGCTTTATTATGATTAGGTTCGTAAGCGTGTTCTAAAAATATATGTCCATTATTTGTTAATTGATCTTTCCATGCAGATAAACTTTTTGTTGGATCGTAACTATGATCCCAACTATTAGAGTAAACTATATCAAATTTATTTTTCCATTCTTCTTTCTCATTATGAAAATCCCACTCTACAACATTTTTAAATTGTTTTGCTGTGTGCGATATTTCTGTTCCTATAATCTGAGACGATGGATAATACTTTTGAAAAAATTCTAATTCTTTACCATTACGTACACCGTGACATAATATTTGTGTAGCATCTGTCTTAAAATTTTTTATTTGATGTATAGTAGATTCTTGAACCCATACATTTTTAAGTTTTTTTACGTTTGCATCTACCTGTGCTTTTTTATATTCGTTATAGTCTTTGTATTGATAAATTTTCATTTTATTTGTATATGCTATCGTATATTTCACAATTTTGACAAACTTCAGGTAATGATTCAGGAGTAAAAAATTTTTTACGCAAATCTTTAATAGTTTGTCCTTGCCAAATTTCTTTAATAGTTTGTTTAAAGACATTACCCACAACTAACTTATCGAACACATCTCTACAATCACATATTTTAAAATCACCGTCTACCGTAATACCTGGCTTTATATAACTTACTCTACAAGGACCTACTCTAGGTAAACGTTCTCTAATTTTTATATCTTTGTCTGCTTTTAATTGTTCTTCTAATAATCCTCCCCAGGTATCAAAGCCATCATTCATTATAGTAAATGGAATTTTTGATTTTTTAAATTTATGTTCTAAATCTTTTTTTTCTTTTTGATCGTTGACATATGATCTCATTATAACGTCATAACGTACATTCTTTTTACCACGTACTATGTTCGCTAATTTATCGATATTTTCTATCACTGTGTCAAATTTATCCACGCCCATAAATTTATCATACATTGGCTTATTAAATCCTGTGAATGAAATTTTAATTGTTAAACTACTTTTATAATTTCGAACTGCTTCTTGAACTTTTGGACCAAAACTTATCAAATTTGTATAAAAATCTAAGGTTTCAATTTTAGTAGTATCGAGATATTGTAATCTTTCAGCAAATAACGGATCAGTTAAAGGATCAGCAAGGGTAGGAGTTAATCCAAGATGTTTGCCTCCTATAGATGTGTATTGTTCGATTATATTTTTGAAATTATCAATCGACATAATTTTTTTAGGAAAACCGGCATCTGCTTTATTTTTATAAAAACAAAAAGTACATCTTGCATTACATAAATTAGTACATTCAATGAATATCTTTTCAGGAGTGTTATATCTAATATTATAATGATTGTATATTTCTTCTTTTCTATTTTTTAGATTGATTTTTGCTTTTTCAACATTAAAATAATCATATTTGTTTGCCATAACATTTTAGATTACATCTATTTGGAATTGATTATTATAAAAATTATCAAACTTTAATCCTGTTTCTTTGACAAATTGTTTTACCGCTTTGTTCACTCCAGTCTTGTTTGTGTAATCATCTCCGAATATAAATCCACCCTTTTTTACTATGTTTAAACTGCCATACAAGTCTTTTAAGCACCCTTCATAACTGTGTGCGGCATCAACGTACACCCAGTCTAATTGTAGATCTTTATTTCTTTCAAAAAAATCTGTTGTGGTGCATCTGTGTATGTTTACAGGTTGTCCTTTAAAACGATTCACAACACCCTCATAAATCTTATCATAATACTTTTGAAAATCTTTTGGGTCTTTACTGCCTACAATTTTTTTGTAACGTTGGATATATGCTTCGTAGTTGCCATGTTCGTCACTTTCACTGTATGGAGCAATGGACCAACTGTCTACCAAGTGTAATAATTTTGCTCTTTTGAGAAACAATTTTGATGAGTCTCCTTTCCAGACGCCAAGTTCAGCACCTATAGAATCTTTAGGAATACGCCACATTGTTTTTGCCGCAAAAGGATTTCCGCCTACCATCATAAATGTTTACCGTGACTCATGTTTAAATTTGGCATTTTAAATGTAAAGAATTCAGGGCCAAATGCCTGTAATCTTACGTTCTTGTTATTTACAA